ATGTTGACGTTCCAATGATAGAATAGATAATAGCCCTTTCTGTATCTGTCACCATTGTAAACTTTGGTATAGTATAAGAAGGCACACTAGTTTCTGCCCCAATATATTTCAGAGAAACAATTGTTGAAGCAGACTGATACCATTTCATAAAATACCCAAGCTGAGCAAAGAGTTGTCTTGCATTTGACAACTGAGAAACTGTTTCAGGAAAGCATTCAAGGATATTACTGTCAATATTATAGTTGACTTTATCCGCTATAAGTGCATTTAGTTTCAGAAGAATAACACCCGGATCAGATTCATTAGACACAGACGGGTCCCACTTGTATGTGAGTTTCTTAACTAAATCTAGTAATTCAACATAAACACTTTCAAAGTCTTTATTTGTATAGCTAAGCGGGCCTAATGGATTTTGTACACTCATTTACTTATTAACTCCAATTCTATTACTCAGATTTCATCTGTGTCAGTTAGTTGTATCTTATATAAATCCAATGTATAGTCTAAAGCATTTACTACTTTTATTTCTGCATATAGACCTGTATCATCTGAAGTAATTACTATATTTTTTCTGTCAACAATAATCTGCGGCATATACGTTTTTATACATGTATAGATTTCATCAATAACTAAATCTCTAAGGATCAAATCATTTTGTGAATATATTGTTTGCATCAATCTACTTCCGTATCCGGGGTCACCAAATAAAGAAGTAACTTCTGAAGCTAACAACAATTTTAGATTTGTCATTGTAGCTTGTTTATCTTTATATAGATTTACACTTTCACTAGAAAACATATTCGGAAAGGCTAAAGAATAGATTGCCATTGATATATTCCTTCATTCTAAGATTATTAATACATACAATATTACCCACTAGAGATTTTCCATGTTCCCCCAGCATTTACCCAAGGAATAGCTTGCTTCCATGTTCCTCCAACATTCACCCAAGGAGTTGCTGATTTCCAAGTACCGCCAACATTAACTTTAACTATACCTGATGGTGTGTACGTACAAGAAACTGTAATGCTAGTTACTTCATTAACGCCATACGCGTTTGAAGAGTACATCTCGAGTCGAAAGCTTCTAGTTGCACCGGAAGTAAAATTTCCTGTAGGGGACCAAGTAATAGAACCCGTTTGTCCTGAAGAAAACGAAGTATTACCTGAAACAGATCCTGTATTTTTATCCCAATATCTTAGAGGATTATTAACTCCGTTAGTATATCTATTTCTTATCCCGCAAGTTATTGTTATGTTAGTAATTGTTGCGTTACTTGGTAGAACAACATGAAAATCATAGTAATAGTAATAACCATTTCCCCAAACATCAACATAAGGAGAACCCGAATGCCCGACGGCAGGGTTGTAATTTCCTGCATATTGAGAAGGATATATAGAAGCCATTGTTGCAACTGCATCATTTGTTACTGTCAGATTAACTGTTGGCATATTTTCACCTTATTATATATTAAGAATACTGAAAATAGATGTCCCCATCTTGTCCGCCAGACGGCGTCCCTGTACCTTTATTACTAGAATTCAATATAGAAGAAATAACTCTTCCCCCAGCATTAAGTCCTGTCGGAAATGTCCAATACCCATTTGTTGAAATTATTGTGTAAGCATTTGCAGTCCAACCTCCGTTAGTACCCGGCATTATATAGAAAGAATTTCCGTCATTTCTAAATATTAGATCTCTACTTACACTGTCAGATCCTGTTTGTCTGAGAATTATACCACTTGCATAAGTAGTAATGAACTGCCCGCCTGCAGTTACATTATACGAAGAACTTATACTTCCACTAGCATTTATATTAACAGCACTCAAGTTTCCATACGATGTTATATCGTTAGAATAAATATGTCCTTCCCTACAATCTATTCCTACTGTTATTCCACGACCATAGCAACCATCAACAAACCCAATACCATTCCAAGATTTAATTAGTAAATTTGCATACCCTGAAGCCCCCGTTACAAGACCGTCTCCATTACCCCTATATATACCGTTTGTCGATGCCCTGTCATATATCATAGCACCAGCGTGAGATCCTGAAGTAAATACACCTGTTGCAGAACTTTGTACACCAACCTCACCAAACACTGTCAATTGAGAATCTATATCCGCTAATCCAAAAAAGGCAGCACCCAGACCGTTAGACTTCAAGTTGAATGTTGCTGCTACTGAGGTATTTGTTAGTGTTCTAGTTTGTACGGAAGTTCCTCCTACTGAGTCTGTAGCTTTAACTTCAATCAAATAGGAAGAGTTAGTAGATATATTTCCTCCACCTTTAGCAGAAGATTTAACACCATTTGAGATAGTTGAATAAGAACTATATGTACCACCAAATACTTGCCATCTCGTTTGGATTGTTAAAGTATTTGCGCCATTATATGACTCAAATGCTACACTAGGAGTAACTGCATAGTAAGTTCC